GGTCAGTACTATATATAATACCGTGTATTTTTCTATCAGCACCATTAACATCTTGAGTACCATGTTCTAATCTCCATAAAATACCTTCAGTACCATCAGTCCAAGGTTTTTTATAAGGGTTAGAAAAGTTTAAATTATACTCATCATGAGATATTGGAATTGTCATAATCCTATTATATGCAGGAGTAGTAGTACCACATTGTTTTGTGTTAGTAGTACAACCTTCATAAATAGGCAACATACAATCAACTGGAATTGCCCAGAGAGTTTCTCCAGGCAATGTTCCATTTTGATTAGCTAATAAAGAAATAGGTGGATTTGCATCTGCACTATCTTTTACTAATGATGATAGCTCTTGTATTCTAATTTCAGTTTCTTCAAAACCCTCCATGTTTCTGTTACTCTTAGGGTTGATTCTCTGTAATACATAATACCATTGAGCTTTTGTTAGAATAATGCTTGCTTCAGGGTCAACAAACCCAGGAGCACTTTGTGAGTAAAGTGCATCATATGTCACAAGGACATTATCCCACATTTCATTAGCTGTCATAGCCAGATTGTTCTTTAAGTCTTTCTATAATAGCAAAGTTTTCTGGGTCATTAATGAACTTAATAGCATTCACTTGTGGACCAATATCTTTACCATCTAGGAATTGGTAAGTTTTTTCTTTAGTTAAAATTAAAGCACTGTTCTTTAAAGCTTTCATTAATAACAATTTTGCATCTTTATTAATATCATTTACTACTTTTAAGAATTGAGCAGGTGAATCATTAACGAGTTTTCCAACATAGGCAAACACATAATCATAGTTTGTAGTATTACTAATTCTTGAATCATATAACCACATAATTTCTTTTAGTTGTTCAATATCTGCTTTAACTCTTGCAAACCAAGAATATGCTTCTAGTTTTACATTTAATTCTTCTTTTTCTTGTACTTCAGCAACTTCTTGATCTACTATCATAAATCTGTAAGTACGCTTTTTGTTTTTCTCAGAAGGTGATGGAGCCACCACATTTTTGTTTAACATTAGTACTTTATATTTTAGCATATCCATTGGCATTGATAAATCCAAAGTGTTTGCTTCATTTCTCAATTTAACTGTACCACCTCTTTGCCAAAATGTATCAGGGAAACGGTTACCCTTTTCATCTGTTTTATATTTAGTAATGTCAAGGTCACCCTTATTCATTCCTAACATTCTTTCAAAGAAATCTTGTTCAGTAATTTCATCATCAGGAAACTCAGGAGTTCTAACTTTCTTGATATTGTCAAGTGGTCTAATATATAAACCTGTCTTTTTACTTACTGGTACTGACAAATAAGTGAGTGCAGTATTAAACTGATAAGAACCATTTGTCTTATCTTTACCATCTTCACTAATTTGATATTTGTGTCCCCAACTATTGGGTCTTACAATTGGTACAACTTTAACCACTTTATCTATAAAGAAGCTTTCTAGTGGTGTAGTCATTGTGTCTGTGTCATTAATCTTTTTAGCCATTTTCTTATTTTTTACAAAGGTATAAATAAAAGGGTGTATTTCAACCCTCCTTTATTGTTATTTATTAAACTAGGTTGTAACGGAAATCCACTACTTTTGTTGGATCAGTAATCATCATTCCACCCCACATCATTCTGTGAATTTCATAACCATCAGATCTAGATACTGCCATTGAAGGAGAACCTTTACCTGCAGGTGTGAATGGATCACGCATACCTGGGATATAACGGAATACAGATGGTTGACCTTTTACAGATACTCTCTTAATTCCTGATTCACCACCAAAATCCATAGCAATCATTCTACGAGATTCAGTAGTTCCACCTTCTGGGTGAGTTTCAGGGAAAAGAACTTTATCATCAAACATTGGACAGTACATTAATTCAAATGTAATACCATTGATTGAATAGTATTTAGTAAACTGGAAACCAGCAGAAAGTGGCTTAGGAATACCTGTAAGTTTTCCACCATTTTCTTTGTAAACAGAAGTATCATTACTACGACCTGGACCTGTACCACCATTACCAAGTAATAATTCAGTACCACCTTTAGCAAGTACAGCTCTGTGGAAATCACGGATACCATATTCACCTGTACACAAAGTAACAACTCTGTTACCCATTTCAATTCTACCAATAGATAGATCCAAGAATACTTCAGTTAAGAAGTCTAAGTCAAGAGTTGAGTAATAGTGGATATTAGATGGTGCAATTTGCTCAAATAAACCAGCACCTGATTCCAATGGATATTTACCAGAAGCATCTTTGTTCAAGAACAAATCTTTTTCTGTAAAGTTGTGTAGACCATAAAAGTGCATAACTACGTTAGCAACTTCAGCTTGGTACATAGCTACCATATCAAGGTAGTTAATCCAAACTTTTTCTTGCTTACCATCAAGTCCAGGAAAAGAGAACTCTAATGGATAGTTTTTACCTTCATTAATCATGTTACCAGGAACTTCATACTCAAAACGCTGCATTGTAATTCTGTTACGCATTCTGAATGGTGAAGTGAAATTAGGCTTCTGACCACGGCTAGAAAGTGTAGATGGTGCTACGTTGAAAAACTTAGCCCAACGCTGACCAGCTTCAAGTTCTTCTGCAGGAACAGAAAGTGTTGGATCTGATGTCAAAAGTTCTACTTCATACTCATAGTTAGTACCTTTAGGCTTAACAGAAATTACTCTTAAAAGATATTCTGCTTTGTTACCTTTGATAATGTTATCTGCTTCAAAGTATTCTTCGCCAAATACCATATAGAAAGCAGCAACACCTGCACCTAGTTCACCTGCATTAGCAGCAGTAGTTGCAGCAGCATCATAAGCATCTAACAATGGAATGTTTTTCTCATGTTGACCTTGGAGCATCCACTCATAGTAGTTATTTTCTTCAACTTCCACAGTTGGAAATTGGTTAAGGAAGTCAAACATCGCATTCTTCAAATTAGTTCTGAAAATCTGGTGAATGGTGTTAGTTACAAGCTGAGGTCGCTTCATGTATAAAGCTCCCAAGTTATTTGCAGTTACTAGACCATTGTAGTCTTTGGCTGCGTATTTCTGTAGTTGAAATAATTGCATGGTTTTATTTATTTATTTTTAAGGAAATGTTCAAGTGAGGATAATACATCAGATTCTTTTTCAGATATATTATTACTCAAGTTTGAGCCTGATCTAAATGCAGCTTTTTTTAATCTGTCATCAATTGATCTTGATACTTTAGTTTCTGCTAATCTCATGAGTTTAGTTAAGTCAGGTTTAAGATTACCTCTTTCATCTGTATTAAATAAACCAAGTTCAGTCAGATAATGCAACTGCATTCTAAATGCTTCAGGATTTCTTTTTGACAAGGCTGCTACTTTGTTTAATGGTTGTTTATTTTCGTCATAGGCAACTGTTTCTGTCATTGACTTATACAGTTGGTCTTTCATTTTTTCAGTAAGTGGAACTCCTTTGAAAATCTCTGGAGTTTGTGTTATTGCTGCTTTTAAAGCTTGAAGCCTTTGTCCAGCTTCTTGCTGTCTGCGTTGAGCAATATACTGCTCTTCTTGTTTTTTAGTTTGTATTTGTTTTTGAACTTCTTGATTTAATGACTGTGCTGCTTCAAATCCTTCATCAGCTAATTCATCTAAATCTCTAGCTCTTTCTACATACTTATTAATTTTTTCATTAGAAAATCCTTTAGTTCTAAGAAGTTCTCTGTAAAGTTGTTCTGCTTTTACAGGATTACTTTCTAAATCTTGTAAAGTAACATTAGAATAATCTACAATTTTACCACCAATATCAGATGCTGAATCTTCATCTAACCCATCCATGAATAACTGAAACTGTGCTTTCATTTTAGGAGGCATTTCAGATACAACTTCTTCAAAGATTTTTAAACCTCTTTTAAAGTCACGTCTTTCCATTAAGTATTTAAAACTTTCAGGAGAACCATCAAATTCAAAATCATCATCAGATGCAAAATCATCTTCATCAAATAAACCTTCAGATTTTAACTGCTCAGCTAAAACTTTATATAAAGGTTCATCGTCTTTACTATCAGTACTTAAAGAACTATCAACAGGTGCAAAATCTTTTGCTTTCTGTTCAATGCTTTTTTCAGTTTCATCTTCATCATCTGAATCACTAATCAGACTAGAAAGTTCTGTGTCAAAATCAAAATCACTTCCTTCAATAACATCTTTAACTAAGTTCTTATCTGAAGAATTGTCAATTGTTTCTATCCCATCACTATCTGGACCACCAAATTCGGGGGAATAATACTTATTTACTTTCATTTTTCTTACTTGTTTACAAAATTATGTTTATTAATTCTTATCTTATTGTTATGTAAGCTTATTCTATATAGCTTATTTTTTGTCATATTTATTCTTATTTTCTTTTGCAATCCTAAGAGCAGCATCTGTTTTCATCTTTTCAATCTCTTTTTTAGTTTGCATTTCTTGTCTTGCTAAATCCATTTTCTGCATTTCAATACTATTCTTTTGTTGCTCTACAGCATATTTTAATTGATGCTCTCTATCTTTTTGAACTTCGTCAAATGCTTGTTTTTGCTGAAGAATTGCTATTTTATTTTGCTCAAGTATATCTGGTATGTCATTTTGATTAATATCTTGGTCTTGTGCATAAGCCATTCCTCTAATAGTTTCAAGTTGGATTTTATTTTCTCTATCCAATTGTCTATTCATATCTTCTCTATCAAGTTTAGCATACTCAAGCTGTAGTGCTTGTTGTTGTAATTCAGCTTGTTGAGCTGCAAGTTCTTTTTCATGCTGCTGTTGAGCCTGTTGTTGTTCTTGCTGTTCTTGTGCTGTCTTATCTTGAGCTTCTTCTAGATATCTAGCCAAGCTTGATATACTATCTTTCTTATAGATTTCAATAAGGTCTCTAAACTTAATCTGACCTGTCTGCATACCTGCATGAGCCAACTGATTAAGTGCTTGCATAAGTTCTTGAGTATTTGGACCATCATCTATATGGATATCATATTCAGATTCACAGAATTCATCATAACTATCAACTACCTCAACCATCATATCATCACCTACATACTGTACTTTTTTTGGATTGTTTTTCCAAACATACTTAGCAACTTCTAATAATCTTTGCATACAATCTCTTTTAAATGAGTTGTGTAATGCAAAGTATTTCTCAGTCATTGAATTAGATGCTGACCATCCCATATTAGATGTACCTACATTGGCATCACCTTTAATATCACCTTGTCTGTATTCATTAACTCCAGATATTAAATCCATCTGTGATTTAATAAATCCAATAAGGTTAACGTGTTGTGTAATATAGTTACCCATTTCAAGGTTAATACCTTGTGCTGACATTTGATTAAAAGTACCTGCAGATTTACCTTGCATTGGTCCTTTAATTACTTCATTAGTTGGGTCTAAGAATAAAATGTTAGTTGCTTCTGCATATTGCAACCACTTCAATGGATCCCACTCTGATGGAATCATACTTACATTGATTCCTAACATTGGGCCTTTGTATTTTGATAAGGCTAGATTTAATCTGTGGAAATAAATATCATATAAATAATCCATTGGTTTAATGTTGTCCATAAAAGACATTACCCTTGAATTATTAGTGTTACAATAAATACCTACATAAGGTGGTTTACTTTCTGATAAGTTAGACATACTCCTTGATTGATAAGGGATTGGTCTAATCTTTACATAAATATCGTTTGCTATCTTTGTTCCTTCCCACCACTCATTAATCCATAAGTAGTCTACTATCTCACCAGCTTCTTTATCTATCTTGTAATACTCATCAACAATCTTTTCTTGTTGACTACCATCTTCATCATAATACTTTACTTTACCAATCTTTCTTCTTGACTTCCAGCATACACGCATAATTCTGACGTTTCCTCTTTGGTCGTATGCTCCCCCAAAATAATGTGTAGCAATTTGGTTAGGTACAAACAATTCCCCCGCTGTATATCCAAATCTCTCCTCTACTGTAATATCCCTATTATAAGCCATTTGAATACCACCAGTTTTCATACTGTTGTATTCTTTGCTTTGCTCTAGTGTATCTATCTCATCCTTAGTAAGTTCATTGTGGTAGTAATCTACTACTTGACCTACTGACATCATTGTATATTCTACAATCCAATCTGCATCTTCAAGCTTATAAGTCTCAGGAGATTGTATAGTAAACAAATACAAAGGGTTAACCTTTCTAAATACTATATCATTACCTAATTCTTCAATACATAC